TTAATTTTTTCGGGTCAAGACTTACAGGTGCTAACTATTTAAGGACAAATGACACTACTGCTGAAGTGTCAAATTCTGATTTTGCTTGGGATTATATGAATGGGTGGAACAGTGAACCTGCTCAGGGATCATCTGTAATATCATACATGTGGAAAAGAGCCCCCTCGTATTTTGATGTGGTTGCTTACACAGGCACAGGAATATATTCTGTAAATACGGTTAGCCATAACCTTGGTGCAGTACCTGAGATGATTTGGACAAAAAAGAGATCAGGTACAGGTGATTGGGTTGTTTACCATAAAGGTTTAAATGGTGGAACTAATCCAGAACAATACATAACAGTCATTAATTCAACAAATGCAGAGCAAGATAGAAATTATTTTAATGACACTGCGCCTACTGCAACTACTTTTCAAGTAACTGATTATTTAAACAGCGCATCACCCTACATATCCTACCTTTTTGCTACGGTAGCAGGTTTATCAAAGGTGGGAAGCTATACTATGCAAAGTGGAGGCATAGATGTTGACTGTGGATTTTCAGCAGGTGCAAGGTTCATTCTCATAAAAAGCACTGGAAGCGGTAGAGATTGGTTAGTATTTGATACAACGAGAGGTATTGTCGCAGGCAATGATCCATATTTAAGAATAAATCTTACAGACCCTGAAGTAACTTCTCAAGATCTCGTAGACCCACTTTCATCAGGTTTTAGAATACCTGAATCTGGAGTTGGAAATATAGCAAATGTAGGAGAAACCTACATCTTCTACGCAATCGCATAACAAATCAACTGACGAAAGGAGTATCAACTGATGTCAGAATACAGAGAAAGAACCACAGGCGAAGTTAAATCACAAGGCGAATGGAGAGCAGCATTTCCACAAATGTCATTGCCTCGTGTCTGGGGCGCTAACGTTTGTGACGCTATGAACATAGACCCAGTGTTAGCAAGCCCTGCCGCTACAACAACAGCATATCAAGTAAGTGTGCGTGATGGTGTCGAGCAAGACGCCAACGGCAACTGGGTTGAGAAGTATGTCGCAAGAGATATGTTCTCCGATTACACAGATGAAGATGGTGTAAGCCATACAAAATCTGAGCAAGAAACTGCGTATCAGGCTCGGTTAGACGCAGACACCGCAGCAAGCCACAGAGCCACCAGAGATGCCAAGCTTGCAGAAACAGACTTTTATGCATTGTCAGACGTTACAATGTCTAGCGAGATGCAATCTTATAGGCAATCGTTGAGAGACATTACCACACACGACAACTGGCCTAACTTGGGTGATGACGATTGGCCTACCGCGCCGTAAATGTACAAGTACTAGATACTATGTTAATTTGTATGTGTAAGAATAAGGTAGAGCGCGTATGGCACTTGTAGACTTGAAAATCCCTCCAGGCGTTTATCGAAATGGTACGGATTTACAAGGCGAAGGTCGATGGCGCGACGTCAACCTAGTGCGTTGGCATGACGGTCTAATGCGCCCGGTTGGTGGTTGGCGAAAAAAGTCTACCTCTGCCGCACCCAATAAGCTTAGAGGTATGTTATCTTGGACGGACAATAGCAGCAACCGATACATAGCGTCTGGCACTTACAACAAGCTTTTTGCATACACCAACGCAGGCGTTAAGTATGACATAACACCAGTTGGGTTAAGCGCGGGTCGAGAGGATGCGGCCGCGTTTACTGCTTATGGTAGCGGCTTCTATGGCACCCTAGCCTATGGCGTAGCAAGACAAGACACAACAAACATACAACCCGCGACAGTGTGGAACTTACAACCGTGGGGTCAAAATCTGTTAGCTCAAAATGCAGATGATGGTAAGATTTACGAGTGGGCTTTAAACACAAGCACCCCTGCCGCACTACTAAGCAACGCGCCAACAAGTAATGAAGCCATTCTTGTCACTGATGAGCGTTTTGTTTTTGCGTTGGGCGCAGGCGGTAATCCCCGGAAAGTACAGTGGTCAGATCGCGAAGATAACAACACTTGGACGCCTGCCGCAACAAATGAAGCCGGAGACTTAGAATTAGCAACTACTGGCACAATCATGGCGGGTGTAAACGTGCGCGGTGGGTCTTTAATCTTAACAAGCAGAGATGCCCATTTCGCAACCTACCAAGGCCCACCCTATGTTTATGGGATTGAGCGTGTTGGTACTGCTTGCGGTTTGGCGTCTACGCTAGGATGTGTCGTGGTAGATCAAGGCGCGGTGTGGATGGGGGTAAACTCATTTTTTTCTTACAATGGTAGCTCAGTTGCAGAACTAAATAGCGAAGTTAGCGACTACGTTTTTAACGACATAAACAAGGCACAGATTAGCAAAGTGTTTGGCGTGTCTAACAGTCTCTACAACGAGATTTGGTGGTATTACCCTAGCTCCGGCTCTACAGAAAATGACCGATACGTGGTGTATAACTACAGCGAGAACACTTGGTACATTGGTGATTTAGACCGCACGGCTGGCGCAGATCGAGGCGCGTTTCGTCAACCTATGCTTGCAGATGCTAGCGATATGTACATTTACGAGCATGAGGTTGGGTTTGATTATTCTGGGCTAACGCCTTTTGCTGAAACTGGGCCATTTAGAATAGGCACTGGCGAAAATGTTGTAAGCGTTACAGAGCTTATTCCAGATGAGAAAAACCTAGGCGATGTAAACGCAACATTTAAAGCAAGGTTTTTTCCAACGGGAACTGAGCGCAGTTACGGCCCCTTCTCTCTTACAAATCCAACCGCCGTTAGATTTACTGGCAGACAGTTGCGCTTGCGTGTTGAAGGGCAAAAACTGACTGATTGGCGCGTAGGTATAAATAGAGTTAACGCAGTTGTTGGAGGGCAAAGATGACCCAGTACGCCGCGCCAGAGCCGTATGGTGGTGATTGGAAAGACTGGGCACGCAGATTAAACGTGTTTCTGAATCGCACGCAGTCTGCATTGGTGCAGCAAACAGGCGGCGAAAGCGCAAAAGAAAACGGTTATCTGATGTTTGACCGATCTACCGTTAAGCCGGTGATTAGCCAATCTGGTGCATTTAAAGAAGTTGTTGTTAAGCAATCTGTGCCTGCAAGTTCAGTTGGTGCGTCTGGCGATACGGCTGGTTTAGTCAGTTGGGATACTAATTACATTTACATCTGCACAGCAGCCCATGATGGAAGTACGAACATCTGGAAGCGTGTTGCTCTTAGCGGAGGTGCATTTTGATGCATCCAGAGTTCGAGCGTTGCAAACCACACATAGAAGCAGCCTTAAAGTATAGTGGCGGTACGCATGATATAATCGACATTTACGAGGGATTATACAAAGGCACCATGCAATTATGGCCTGCTAAGAAAAGCTGTCTGGTCACTGAGATCATAAAATATCCAAAGAAAAAGGTGCTCAATGTTTTCCTTGGCGGTGGCGATCTCACCGAAATTTTAGAAATGCATGATGCCGTGATAAATTGGGCGAAAGAGCAAGGTTGCACTGCATTAAACATGACAGGCCGTTTTGGTTGGAAAAAACCATTAGCAAAGCATGGATGGGAACCAATGCATACGAGCTACGTTAAGGAGATATAAATGGGTAAAGGTGGATCATCTACAAACGTTGAAATCCCAGACTACATAGAAAATGCCGCAAGGAATAATTTAGCGCGTGCAGACTTTGTGAGTAAGCTTGGTTTTGTTCCGCAAAGCTTTGGCCCTACCGTTGCAGCTTTTACGCCTATGCAAATGTCTGCGTTTGGCAACACGGCGCAGGCGGCTGATGCATTTGGTTTAGGTGCGCCAATTGGTGCAGATGTTTTTGGCGGTATGGGTCAGCCAACAACTTTTGCAAATGGCATACGCGCTTTTTCTGCTGCACCTTTGTTTAATCAGACAATGGATGAGTTCGCGTTAGCACGACCTGGGCAGTTCAACGCAATTAATAGCATGTTTATTGATCCTTTTGGGTATAACCCAGCAGGCACTTTTGATATGGGTCAGCTTGTTGATATTAACTCAACGCCAGTAATTGATGACACAACAACATCAACGCCAGTTACATCAACGCCGACAACTGGCGGCGGTGGCGGTTCTAGCATTACCACTAATAATGATTTTGGCAACGTTGGCGGCACTGGATTTACTACCTATGGCGGTAGTCAAGATGTTGCCAATCAAGCAGTAGTTGATGCTTTTGCTGATTACGGTGCACAGATTTTAGCAGGCACGGCGTTGCCAGAAGATAACCCAGGGTTTAACGCCGGTATAAAAGCAGCAAATGAAAATGCAATTACGACGTTTACGACAAAAAGCGGTGAGACTGTAAGTAAAACAAAAGGCAGTTTAACGCAAAGCGATATTAACAATGCGTCAGCAGCAGATCAGGCTCGATTGGCAGCAGACTCTATGCTTGCAGCAGGTATACGCAATATTGGTGGTAGTTTTGCACAAGATGACCCAACCACAGGATTACTTGGCAGTTTAACAGATACAAAGAATTTTATAACAAGTGAGATTAAAGAAGTTCTGCCAAAAAAGAAAAAGAAAAAGAAATTTGACTTTGGCAAAGGCAAAACATCCCTAAGTAAGTCTGAAAAGTCTAAGTTAGATGCAAGAAAAAAAGGCGCAACTGGTTACACAGGCGGCAGATGATGAGTAACATACAGAGGACAGCATAATGGCAGGGCAAGGATCAAAAGGCGGCGGTCAAGTCGTAAACACACAGCCAACAGCAATGACGGCAGCGCCTATGCAGCCCCAATCTGGCTTTAACGTAAACCAAGCAGCCTCTACTGGTTTGCAAGGCGCATTAGGCGCAACCCAAGCAGCCGTTGCAGCCCCGCTAAACGTTGGCGCATACATGAACCCCTACACGCAGAGCGTCATTGACACTACGCAAGCCGACATTGAGCGACAAAGGCAAATGGCAATTAACAACATGGGTGCAGCCGCAACAAGAGCAAATGCGTTTGGCGGCTCACGACAGGGCGTTGCGGAAGGTGTAACCAATGCAGAGTTTGGCAGAGTTGCAGGTAATCTTATAGCCCCTATGCGGCGTGATGCATTTAACACTGCCATGAGCAACGCAATGACTGATAGAAGCCAGCGACTAAACGCGGCAAACCAGCTTGGCGGGTTGGCTAACCAAGCTTTTAATACTGGCAGAACAATAAACCAAGACATGATGCAGCAAGGCTTGCTACAGCAAATGCTACAGCAGCAGCTTATTGATGCCGCCAGAAGTGACTTTGCAGGCTACGCAAACAGCCCAATGCAAAGCCTGACCCCAACAATTGCAGCATTAGGCGCAACGCCAGTTCCACAGTCAAGCACAATACGACAAAACCCCGGCATACTTGGTATTCTTGGTGGTTTGCTACCATTTTTCTAGGAGTTAAACATGGTTCAACAAACAGGATTGCTTGGTAACTTTGGCCAGAATATGCAGCGTGGGTTTGGCCGCATAGGTGATGCGATAACCGGCAGAGACCCAAACGCTAGAGATCAGTTAGCAATTGCCTTGATGAGCTTGTCTGGCAATCCACAGCAAACACAAGCGTTGCAACAACTTGCGGCAAAACGCATTGAAGATCGTAAGGCGCAAGCGCAAACAAATAAAAGCATAGCATATCTTAAAAGTATCAATCCGCAACTTGGCGCAATGGCAGAACAAAACCCAAGTTTGGTAAATACTATTATGTCAGAGATTGTTAAAAGCAGATTTGCAACAACTGACCCTACAAAAATGAATAAATCTATTATGGATTTTAGAAAAGAGTTTACAGGTCTTAAATCAGTCAAAGACTTTTCTGACATATCGTTTTCTTTTTCAAGGGTAGTAAACTCAGCCACAGACCCATCTGCTGCTGGTGACTTAGCATTAATTTTTAACTTTATGAAAGTGCTTGATCCTGGTTCAGTTGTTCGTGAGGGAGAGTTTGCAACTGCTTCTAATGCAGGCGGTGTAGATGATCGAGTTAGGAATATTTACAACAGAGTTATTGAAGGAACAAGATTAACTGAAAAGCAACGTGCAGACTTTGTTGATCGTGCTCGTAGATTATATTCTGGCGCAGAAGATCAGTATATGAACCTTGCCGGTCAATATAGTACTTTTGCCAAAAACGCAGGTTTAGTTCCAGAACAAGTAATTCCAGATTTTAGATTTAAAGGTCAAATTCCAGAAAAGCCAACAATACTACAAGTTCCTCCAAAACCGTCAAGATACGCGACAGAAGCAGATTGGCGCAACGCATGGCAAAACGTTGACGGTACTGGCTTTACAGAAGAAATGCGAAGAGAATACTTGGAGGCTTTAAATGGCTGACCAACAAAAACTTGATGCCTTAATAGATCAACAATTACAAAAGAAAGCTATTGTTGTTGAGCAAAAGCAAGCGGTGCCTAAACAAAGGTTAAGAACAGCAGCGCAAGGTTTAACGCTTGGTTTTGGTGATGAGCTAGAAGCCTATGCTAGAGCCGCCGTTTCAGATCGCTCAGTTGATGAAATACTTGCAGAAATACGTGGCGGCATAAAAGATTACCAAGAGGCGTTTCCCGGTGAGGCGCTTGCTTATGAATTAGGTGGGGCTGCGGCTACGATGTTTGTGCCAGGAGGTGCACCATCAACACTTGGAAGGCTAGCGTTAAGGGGCGCAGGCGAAGGTGCAGCCTATGCTTTTGGCACTGGTGAAGGTGGCGTTGGCGAAAGGTTAGACCGTGTGCCTGCTGGTGTAGCGTTTGGCGCAGGCGGTGGTGTTGTTGGCGGTAAGACTGCGCAATTTTTAGGAAATACTTTTGAGGCTTTGGTTGATGTTGCTAGGCGCACAACTGGCAAACGTGGCGCAACTATTGTTGAAAACGAAATACAAAGGCTTGTTGAGCAAACCGGCAAATCGCCAGACCAGATTGTGCAAGAGATTGCAGAAGGTAAAATATTGGCAGAAAACAGAACATTGGCTGCGTCTGTGAAAGCCTTACGTGGTCAAGGCGGCGAAGCTGCACCTATTTTGCAGAGGGCATTAGAAACAAGGCCAATGCAATTACGCGGTAATGTTAAGAAAGATTTAGCAACTAAGCTTAATCCTGATGCTTCTGATCCAACTGCTTCTGCTATGCGCAACCAAGCTACTAGCGAAACAGAAACAAGACTTGCGGAACGTGCAGCATATAAACCTTTTGAAACGCAAGATGTAAGTGACGAAGTATTTATGGAGCTTTCATCGATATTAAAAAATAACCCTGATGTTGGGTCAATGCTTAACAAGATTGCTCAAAGGCAAGGTTTACAAAACGTCTATAGAGTTGATGACGCAGGCCGTGTGATGTTTTCTCGAAAGCCAACGGTTGCAGAAGCAGAGAAGATAAGGCGTGTATTATCGCAAACAGCAAGAAAAGAGTTTGATGCTAAAGACATAGATTTAGGGATTGCAACGCAAGATATAGAAAAATCTTTGCGATCAGTTTTAGATACGTCGGTGCCAGATTTGATGAATACAAGAGCACAAGCGGCAGCCGTCAGACAAAACCGTGAGGCATTTTTAGCAGGCAGAAAAGCTCTTACTGGTGATGTAAACGAAGTAATCGTCAATCTACAAGACACGTTTGCTAAAAATCCAGAGGCGCTTGCAAGCTATCGTTCTGGTTTTCTTGCTGCACTGCAAGGCAAGTTTGCTACCGGTCAAGACAAAAGCCTAATGAGAAATCTACTAGACGAAGGCAAAAAAGAAGGGATGTTATTTAGAGAGCTTATTCCTAATGCTAACGATCAAAAAGCCATTATTAAAAAGTTAGAAATGGCAACTGAGTCTGAAGATGTAGCACAAACAGTTTTGCGTAATTCACAGACAGCAGAAACGATGTTGGCTAAAAATGCACAGAACATGGGAATTACTGCCTCTGAAGGTACGGCTGCGGCACTAGGGGATGTAAACGCCCTACTCTCCGTAAGTAGAAAAATAGTTAATAGTTTTTCTAGAGAGCTTACAGATAGAGAAAGAGCTAGAATTGCACAAATCTTGGTATCTGAAGACCCAGAGGTGGTGCGCCGCGCAATCACTGATGAAAGAGGCATTGCTAAAGCACAAGAGCTTATCGCTAATTTAACGCCAAGAATAAGATCGTTAGGCGCTACAGTTGGCTCAAGAGAAGCTACAGCACCAACGGCAGATATAACTGCGCCATTGTCAAAGGCCGGTCGTGGAATATTAGGCGAAATGTTTGGAGTCCAGTAATGGAAATAAAACCTAAAACGGAACAAGAAATATCTGCAATTGTCCAAGACGCTATGCAAAGCGCAGTTGATTTTGTTGAAAGCGAGATAAGCGACACAAGGTTAAAAGCGCAACGTTACTATGATGGCGAGGTAGACATTGGCTATGAAGACGGCAGAAGCAAGGTTGTAGCCACCAAAGTCAGAGATGTTGTGCGCAGCGTCAAGCCGTCGATTATGCGTGTGTTTATGTCTACGACCAAAGCAGTTGAGTTTATGCCGCGTGGCCCAGAAGATGTTGCAATGGCAGAACAGGCCACAGACTTTATTAACC